CTGTTGTCTGGCATGATGGCGCAACCGCGTGTCGTCTACACAGCTGTTTCACGCGCCACCAACCAACTCGTTGTCGCGGGCAATTCTAATGCTCTCTCATCATATTATAACATTTTAGGTTCCAAGATTATGACTTTTGAGGAGATTTCAGACGTTTACATGAGCCACCATACTATATTGCCTGATGACAGTCATCTCCCACTCACAGTCCCTTCTGATGTGGCGACGCTTCCCGTTTCCACTGATGTTGCTGTTGCTATACTGGAAAGTACTATTAAGATTGCCAACGATCCAAATTCTGAACATCTATCCATAGAGAAGTCTGCCATTTCGCCCGTTGCAGAGGGCCTCCTTAAAACAAATTTGGATACAGTTATGGATCATAATTTGACTGCTAATGTGTATAGAGTGAGCACTTCACGCTTCGCTAAACATCAAGTGTCATCGGACACACTAACCACCATACAGACTATAACTAAACGTTATGCTCGCACCTACGACAAACGTATGGATGCCCGCAATTTCAAATTCACGTTCAGTGAACTTATGAACGGCCTATGCAAGTCGATATACGGCAATGCCCATTCTATACGCAGATTACAACGTGACTTGCGTATGTTGCCTGAAGATTTGACTCGTACGCACGCACAATATCTCGATGCTTTGCAATTAAAACTAAACACCAACTCAGGAGCTGCGCTCGAATTGGAAGTTCCGCTCGTCATGCACGAAGAATATTTATCTTTCTTTAACAAACATCAAACCAAATTCGTTGCGGAACACGGTTTTGATGCAAAGGATAAGGTCGGTCAAGGCGTGGCCGCGACGTCAAAACGTATAAACATTGTGTTATCTTGTTACGCACGCGCACTGCTTGATCGTATCCGTATGATCCTTCTGCATACGAATCCTAACACCATTTTAGCAACTCATGATTCAGAGTCTGGTATTAACGATGTTCTTGTCCAAATGCAGGACAAGTTCCCCACCCCAACTAATTACACTTGCAACGATTTCAGTGAGTGGGACTCATCATTCCGTTCTTGTTTCGCCGAAGTCACGTGTGTCCTTCTCAAATACATGGGATGCCCTGAATATCTTGTTGACGGCTTCCGCTTGTTCCGTCGATCGTGGTCTATGGTTTACATGAATAAATACGGACGTACGACGCTTCAAGGTCATGAGAAACAATTTTCTGGCAATCCTTTCACCATCTGTGAGAACACACTTGGCAATATGGCTCTTTGTCATGCTATATTTGATTACAGGAATATCAAATTCTCCTTATTTAAAGGTGATGATTCTGCAGTCGCATGTG